GGGGCAGCTTTTTTTGCCGCCACCTTTTTCTCATACACTTTGCTCTCCGGATATATCTCAGACAGTTCTTCTATCTCTGTCTCTGTAAGCTCAACTGGTTTTACAGGCTCATGCCGGCCGCCGATCAGCCCCATTACTCTTAGTTTGGCCGCCCTGGCATCGTCAAGCTCGATCGGTTCTCCGGCTATTCTAAAGCCGGAGATATCGTTAAAAGGTTTAATTACAACGTATTGCATAACGTTTCCTTTCCTCCTAAGTTACGGCTACGGTTAAGTAAATGTCGGCTACATTCCAGTCAGTCCCATCAAAAACAAGTCTAACAGCGGAATATTGATCAGTAAAAGTTATAAGTGCGCCATCAGCCAGATTTGTAGGTGCAACTGAACAAACTGATGTTACATCAATGGCTTTAATTATTATCTCTTGTCCTTCTACTCCGTCTCCTAAAGTCATTACACAAGTTGCTACGGCTCCGTCAAGCAGAGCCATTTTGTCAGTTATTGCTATTACTCCGTCAGCTACATATGTGTTAACTGCTCCAAGGGCTAACCCTGTTAAGTTACCGTTTACATTACCTGTTAAGTTACCGTTTACATTACCTGTTACATTGCCTGTTACATTGCCTACAATGTCAACCGGCAGGCTAGCTATGCCCGTTTTGGGTATTCTGAGTAAAACAATACCGGTTAAAACGTTATAAACCTCCAGCGCTTCATTCACCCAACGCAGTTGCACCTGATCTTCTTTATATTCAGCCGATAAAGAAACAATCCCCTGTTTGGTTAACTTAACGCCACGTACTGAATCAATGTGAACTGTGCTACCAACCGGTTTAAATCCCTCAATTGGATCTGTAAATTGTTTCAAAACCAAATAAGTATTCAAGCTTAAGCCTCCTTAAATCAATATAAAAGGGGCCGAAGCCCCCTAGATTATACTGCTACGTCTGTTTTTGCGGCGGCTACATACTGAGTCGGGCTATATCTACCTTCGCCTCGGATTAACACAGCTCCTGTCTGCATTGCAGCAGAGTTAGTAACACGTACTGCCACATGGCTAAAGCCGTTGGCCAGGTCAAGGAATGAAGCATCACACTCAACATATCCTATCGCTCTTAAAGTAGATGGTACGCCTACGGCACCCACTCCGGCAGACAACGTAATGGCCATGTCTCCGGGCTCATCAGCAGTAAGTGTTAGAGCCCCTACGTTAGCAGCTGCAAGTACGCCAGGTACACCAACTATGGCAGAGTTTATTTTAGCGGCTAGGTTCGCAGTCGAGGCAGTTGCATCAGCTCCAAGGGCATAAGTCCGACTGGTTGCTCCACCATCCGCGGCGGCAGCGGTATAGGTTAGTCCGTTTACGGTATAGGTATCGCCTGCAACATGTACAACTGCACTTGTCAGTAGAGCAGCGGCCACGCGAGTATTTGCGGTAATGGTTGCTGCATTGTTGGTTATTACCTTTGCCGGGCCACCGGCAACCGCATCAGTGGCCTGCATGACTTGGATTACGCTAGTTGCAGCAGCATCCATAGCTCCAATTTCAACCATAAACAGAGCCTTCCTGTATTTATCCATTGCAAAATACGCACCGGTACCAGGGCCATTAAGGTTAGACGATGTTAGGCCAACGTCAACTTTACAAATTTCGCTTAAAAGTTTGTTCATCTCTTTACCTACCTTTCAATTATTAAAGGGGCCGAAGCCCCCACTATTACTGCAGTACTACGAACGGTGATACTGTGCTTACTCCATCCCTTTGGAGCAGCGGAGTATTCAGCCAGGGCTGACCATCTACATTCCAGAAAGCTTTAATTATGGTTCTATTCCTGGTAAATTGCGGATGTTCGGACATTGCTATTGCTATTCCTGAACCGTTTTTGATCAGGTAATAGTCGAGATCTACCAAAGCAAGATCACCGGTTGACCCTAATATTGGCGACTGATCATTAAGCAGGAACGGTATACCAAGCAGGGTACCAGGTGCCCCCTCTCTGGCATTAGGCTGCCATACCAGGTTGCTACCGGCATCGACCATAGTCATTAACTGAGGCAGGCATGTCTGGGAACCGATCCAAGCCAATTTCCCGCCAAACTTAGCACGAGCAAACATATTAACAATATCGTTGTAAGCAACCTGGTTAGCAACGGCACGAGCAATTACTATGGTTGCCGGGTGACCGATGATTCCCAAGGGTTTTGCAACCCCGTCGCCTGTGAAAAAAGTATCTTCTTCAGATGCGATTATGGCTTTGCGAAGCAAGGATGCAACCAGCGCACCAGCGGCAGCACTATTTCTCAGCAGTTTGTCAGTTACAACTGTATGTCCTGCAACCTCCTGGGGCTCCAGTTTAATTTCTCTAAAGCTGGGCTCAGTTTCAGGCTTTGTGTCACCTTCTCCGATCCACGCAACAGTTACACCGGAATATACTCCCCTTGCTCCCGACTGGTCAAGGGCCGGAATAGTGATAGCGGCATCAGGAGGATCGCCAGCAGGGATTACCTGGCAGCGCGGCCGGAATATTGCTTGCTGATCGGTCAGCATCCGGATGTTATTGTCAAACTGCTCCGGTACAATAAACCCACCTAATGCGCCAACGCCCATTGATAGGGCTCTCTTTTCACTATCGACAGCAAGGTCCCGGGACTTCAGAGCGGGATCACTGGGATTCCATCTGACTGTCTGTAAAAAGTCACCAAGTTCACGGAATTCATTAGGACCCATTTCTTTAGGGGCTTTCAGTTTTCTTTCCTCATAGGATAATTCCCTGGCTTCTCCTGGCTTTGGTAATGCCCTGGCATCTGTTTGTACATAGGTTATAGCTGCTGCCATAGAGGCACGCTTTTCAATTTGGGTTTTCTCATTGTCCAGATCACGCAGTTCTTTTTCTAAGGCATCCAGGTCAACGGTCTCAGTACCTTCGAGCAGTGCACGGATTTCTGCTTTTCTCTCTTCAATTTCTTTCAGTCTTGGATTCATGTTTAATACCTCTCTTTCTTAATTTTACAAATAAGTTTGCAGTATCAATCTCTTTCGTAATTGGGCCTCACTCCGGGCCTTGCGCTCCAGCAGCTCCTGCTGTTCAGTTTCGATCACTCCGTCGATAAAACTTCGCGCAGATATATTTGTATCGTTATTAGCTGGGTAGCTAACAGCGGACACATCATAATCTTTTTTGATTTTAGTAATTGTTCTAGTCCTAGTTTCCTTGTTATATTTTTCCTCTTTAACAGTAAAGGCCCAAGACATTTTTGTTACAAGTCCGTTAATTATTTCTTCATGTAAGTTTCGAGCCTCTACAGATTTTGATAAATCAGCAAATATAAAAAAACCTTTTGCATTTATCTCAAACCCAAGAGATTTAGAAGGTTTTGAATTTCTTGCCAATACTTTTCCGTGATGATCGTATTGCATAATCACATCACTAAGGTCGGCTTCGGCTAATGCTTCTCGATCTATGATTTCATAATATTTAACTCCATCCCATTCCCACAATACGTATGGTTGGTCAAAGGTAGTTGCATAACCTTCCACATAAAAATCCGTATTTATTCGCTTGTCGGATTCTGGAGCGTCAAACGGAAGCGATATGTCTCTATATTCTCTATCAGTCTTTATTGGCATCAGGATCAACCTCCTTTACAGTTTTTGTTTTGTTTACCTCAGCTGTATCCAACCTTCTGATCGGTTTATCTCCGCCTTCTATTGGACCAAGGTTAAGCACTTCACGCCACTGATTAGGAGTTAGCGCTCCTCTATCAACCATCTGGACCAAATCAAGTTTAGTCTTCATACTGGCATACTGCAGATTACTGGCCTCAAATATGATCTTGTTGCCCAGAGCCCGTTTTTGTTTAGTAAAAAACGCCCGGGTAAAGGCGTTTGAAAGCTGAATTATAATAGGCTCTATCTCCGATTCATAGAAAGCATTCCACTGATCCTCAGTATATTTATTCTGAACTATAGCGTCATTCACACCAAAGTAGCTATATAGCCGCTGAATTGTTTTATCCATTTGAGCCGCATTAGGAACATAGCTATTATCCTTAACTTGCTCTAGGTCATAACGGGGATCAGAGGAGGCTGCCCCGCCTGTATTGGTTATTGCCAGGTAGTTATCTGTAAAATCCTTCAACTGTATTTTTACGTCCTCCGGCTTAAGAACGCTTTTAAATTTCATTATCCACTTGATTACAGCTGAGTTTTTAACTGCACTTACAATTCCTTGGTCTGTGGTAGTTATAACTTCCATGATGTTTTTAAGAGCCAATGTCCCCTTGTCACCAAAGAAGTCATTATCATTAAAATCTTTTCGCAGGTGAATTATATCGGTATAGGGCACTGTTATGTATTTACCTGTCCAGAACATAAACCGCATAAAGACTTCTTGGCTCTGTTCGAACAATTCAACGCTGCTATATGGGATAGGATAAACTTCTACAGGGTTTCCAAAATCATCGCGTTTAATATAAGCAAAGGCATTGTGGTTAAGTTCGCGTTGAAAGGTCATTTTTGTAAGAAAGTCCTGCATCGACATATATGGATTAGGTTGTTCTAATACCGACCTTATTGGAGCCTCCGGGTTGATCTTCATGTCTTCCCCTACGCCCCTAATATGTTTGGCATTAAGTTTGCCCACGGCATTTGCCTTTGGCCGGATCACTGCTCTTATGATATCGTTTTCAAAAAGCTTTCCGTTCCACGGATAAAAGGTGCTATCTGAACTACTTACTAACTCAAATCGTTTCATAAACGGCGTACCGTCTGTCTTATTTCCGAACATCTTAGTGAATAAGCTTCTTACTTCCAAGGTATCACCGCCTTTAAATCATGTTTTGGTAGTCTTGCATTTTGTCACGTAACACCACATAGGCATTAAGTAAAGCAGCGGTGCCGTCAAT